GAGGTGAACATCACGGCGGCGCTGGCGGACATTGATAAAATCTACACCAACCTGTCCACGGCAATTCCGTATGCGGTCTGCACCCAATGTCAGGGTCAGCCCAAGACACAGCCCGGCGGCGAGTGCCGGCTGTGCCGGGGTCGGGCTGTGATCAGCAAGTTCCGGTGGGATAAAGTTCCCGCTGAAGTTAGGAGAATGAGGGAGTTACAGAAATGACAGCTAAAGAACAAAAGCTTGCGGACACGCTTAAATGTCCAAACTGCGGAGCGGACTCATTCACAGAAACTCATATCAACTGTGCATTGGGATTTGTGTGCGATTGCGGCCTAAAGTTTAACATGATGCCGATAGGCGGCCATCCGATTATAGAAATCACTCACGACCCAAGCCCGGTTTCTGATGAGGCGTTGAAATTACTATGAGCACCCGCGAGTATCAGGACGAAGCCGAAAGTGCTGCCCATCATGAATGGGAGACAGTCACATCAACGGCGGTGGTCATGCCCACGGGCACGGGCAAGACTGTGTTGTTCGCCAAGATCATCAAGCGCCGCCTGCCCGGGCGGGCGCTTATTCTGGCTCACCGCGAAGAACTGATCTGGCAGGCGCGGGAAAAAGTGGAACGGTTTGCGGGCGTGGATTGCGGCATTGAAATGGCCGAGCTCCACACCAATGCCACCCTGTTCGGGGAAACCCCGGTGGTGGTATCCACGGTGCAAACCCTCAACTCACCATGGGGTGACCGGCTGCGCATGGGCCGGTTCAAGCCCACGGATTTTGACCTACTGGTTTGTGATGAGTGCCATCACGCCACCGCGCCCAGTTACCGGCGCATCTTCGATTACTTCAAGCAGAACCCCAAGCTCAAGATTCTGGGAGTGACTGCCACCCCTGACCGCGCGGACGAGGAGGCGCTGGGGCAGGTGTTCGACTCGGTGGCTTATGACTATGAGATTCTAGATGCCATTCATGATGGCTGGCTCGTTCCCATCAGTCAGCAATTCGTCAGCGTGGGCGGGCTCGATTTCTCGGAAGTCCGTACCACTGCCGGGGACCTGAATGGGGCTGATCTGGCCAACATCATGGAGTCGGAAAAGAACATGCAGGGCGTGACGGCTGCCTCCCTGCAAATCATCGGCAACCGCCGAGCCATCCTGTTCACCTGCTCAGTCAAGCAAGCCGAGCAGGCATCGGATATTTTCAACCGGCACAAGCCGGGCATGGCCGCGTGGGTCTGCGGGGCAACCAACAAGGACGACCGCCGCGAGATGCTGACCCGTTTCAAGAACGGCGAGATTCAGGTCATGTGCAACTGCGGCGTGCTGACCGAAGGCTTTGATGACCCGGGTGTGGAAGTGATCATCATGGGCCGGCCCACCAAGAGCCGTTCCTTGTACGCCCAGATGGCTGGACGTGGCACGCGACCGCTGGATGGGCTGGTGGATGGTCAGGCCAACAAGGAAGATCGCAAGCGGGCCATCTTGGAAAGTAACAAGCCTCAGTGCCTGATCGTTGACTTTGTGGGCAACAGTGGCCGGCACAAGCTCATGTCAGCGGCGGACATTCTGGGTGGCAAAGTCAGCGACGAGGCAATTGCCCGGGCTGTTGATCGGGCCAAGAAAACCAACAGCGCCGTGCGCATGGACACCGCGCTGGATGAGGAAGAGCAAAAGCTGCGCGACGAGATTGCCCAGCGCAAACAAGCCGAGCTCGCCCGCAAGGCCAAGCTGGTGGCCAAGGTCAAATACTCCGCCAAGGATATAAACCCGTTCGATGTGTTTGAAATCGAGCCGGTGAAGATTCGGGGCTGGGATAACGGGCGCGTGCTCAGTGAGGCCCAGTCCCAGATGTTGATGCGTCAGGGAATCAACCCCGACAAGATGCCTTACGCTCAGGCCCGGCAACTCATCACCGAAATGTTCAAGCGCATGGACAAGAAGCTCTGCACCCTCAAGCAGGCCAAGCTGCTCATGCGTTACGGATATGAAACCAAAGGCATGACGTTCGAGAACGCCTCCAAGCTCATCACCGAATTGTCGAAAAATTGGAAGGGCAGAACCCCCTCCACTCCCGCAACCACCTCGGTTTCGTTTGCGGATGAGGGCGAAGAAAGGAGTCCGTTTTGAAACTGATCACCAAGGTAGGTAGCAGTTACGGTAGGCGATGCTTTAGTTGCACGGCCTACCTCACAAAGTCCAAGAAGCACGGAATTCCGAGCTCGGTCCAGAAGACGTGGAAGGTTTACTGCGATCTGGCCGAGCCCAGTGAGGAGATGCGGGTCCTGTTCAAGCAGGAGGCTGAACGCTGGCGGGCCGGGTGGATGGCGCGCTGGTACCCTTCCAAGAGCAATCCAATCATGGTCCAGACTGAAATCGCATGAGCACCATGGCGCGCGTAAGCCGCAAGCACGTTTGCCCAGTGTGCAAGCATGGGGATTGGTGCTTGGTCGGAAAGACGGTGATCATCTGTATGCGGACACCCTCCGACCGGACCAAGACCTTTGCTGACGGAAGCGTGGGCTGGCTTCACCGGCTGGACGGACAGCCGCTACCCGAATTCAAACCTCGGAAATCCGAGGTAGTGAACAAGCCGGCCATCAACATGGATACGCTTTGGGGTCGGTGGTATCTTCGAACCCAGCACCAGAACCGGGTGGACATGGCCAAGGATTTGGGGGTCACCCTCAAATCCATGGAGCTGATCGGGGCAGCCCAACGTGACCCGCTTACTTGGGCGTTCCCCATGCGGGACGCCTCCAACCGTGTTTGCGGCATCCGGCTGCGTGATCATCGCGGCAACAAATGGGCGGTGGTGGGTAGCAAGCAGGGGCTTTTTATCCCCCAATGCGACCCTGAGCCCGTGGTCTTCATACCTGAAGGCCCGACCAACACCGCAGCCGTCCTTTCCATGGGTCGCTACGCAGTTGGACGACCGAGCGCTAATGGGGCGGTATTGGTGGCTGCTGAGGCCGTCAGGCGCTTGGGATGCAAGCGAGCAGTCATAGTGGCTGACACTGACCCGGACCGCGTACGGCCCAACGGCAGCGTTTTTAACCCCGGCTCTGAGGGGGCGGACCTGCTGGCCAGTCACCTGAAAGTTGACAATTGCACGCTGTTGTTGCCGTGCAAGGACATGCGCGATTTCGTCAAAGGTGGAGGTGATGCGGCCACCTTGGACTACATGGTCAAACAGTGCATCTGGAGGAAACCGTAATGCCAACATGGACAAGTGAGCAGTTGAAAGCGTATGAAGATCGAATTAGCCGTCAAAAATCAGGGACACGTCCCGTCGTTCAAAACCCAGAAAAAAGCAGCCATTCACAAGGAAACGGGAATGCCGTTCGTGGTATCAAAGAAAGAGACAAAACAGTGGATGAAAAGGTGCATCCAAAATTTCGAATCACAGTTGCTCTTGCTTACTCTGACAACCGGCGACGCGACCCTGACGGCGCCCTGTCCACCCTCCTCGATTGCCTCATCACTGCCTCAAGACGATTCTCGGCAATGGTTGCCCGAGATCGTCGTGAGGTGCATTGAAGTTGAGCCGGGATATGAGGGAGCTACCATCATCATCGAACCCATTGAATAATTATGCAAACCCAACAAGAAAAACAGCTATTGCTCAAACAAGCCACATTGGCCCTGAAGCGCGCCTCGGGATTTGCCGAGACGCTGCTGGACGAGCCCGTGAGAATTGAAACCATCAGCACCCTGAGTCAGCTCAGCACTGAGGCGCACGCCAAGGTGGTCGCGCTGAGATCGGCAGCAGCCGGCAACGACGCCCCGAAGGTGGGATGATCACGGCACGTTGCTGATCATGTCCAAGAAAGCATCAAACACGCGAGCCCGCTCCTCTTGAGCCAGCTCGTAAACATCCTGCTGGTAATCGGTGAGGGTGGAGCGGAATTCCCGCTCCGCCTTTTCCGAGCCGGTGAAAGGCGAATCCCGCCACTTCTTCATGGCCGCAATCATGTCACGGTCAGTGCGGGATTCCGACATTTTCTCATGAATCTGATTGAACTTACGCTGGCTGCCCGCTGAGATGGCGGAGCGCAGCTTGGTGTAGGACGCCTCATCATTCGCCTGCATATCCCAGCCCGAGTCCTTCTTCAGACCCGAATTCTTCATGAACTTCTCAGCCAGATCGTAAATTTCGCTGGCCGCCCGGTAGCGGCTGGAATCCAGACCCAAAAACGACGAGCCAGCCGAGAGCACGCCCGCCCCCTTGTTTGCGCTCTGGGCAGCCTGCCATCCCTTTTGGACTGGAATCGGGGTTATCGTCTGCACCCCGGATTCAAATGGGCCCGTCGGTCGCCCAAAAGCGTCTTCGCCCGTGGCCAGCTTGCGACCCAGACTTGGAATTGGCCCCAGCCGCGTGGTGAGCCATTTGATCATTGGGTTTTTCTCACCAAACGAAACCATGGCCTTGGGGTCGGTCGCGGTGGTAGTGGCCATGTCCGTTCCCAGATTCAACAGGCTCAGCATGATTCCTCCGGGCCCCACCTCCACGGTGTCTTCGCCCATCTTCACTGGAAACTTCAAAAACTTGCGGTTGTTCTGGCCCGGCGTCAGCCGGTGCCGGATTTCTTCCCAGCTCATTCCCGCCAGCAAATACGACCCTACCATCAAAGCGGTAATCCCCGCCGCGTAACTGGCCAAAGCCTTGCGCGCTTCACTTCCAGCAACTCCACCCTCCGCCGCTCCTGCCACCAGATTGAAAGCCCCGCGATAATAGGCGGAAGCCATGAGCATCAAACGCTCGCCCGTCGCTCGCGCGTGATTCATGCCCGCTGATTCCATGCGCCCGGACAGGACCATGTTCTCGATGGATTCAATCACCTCCGGCCATTGCTCCTTGGGGGTGACCGTGCGCAGCGCCTTCCACATCTCCAGCTTGGCAATGTCCTGAAAAGTGCCGAACGCGCGCCCGCTGCGAATGACCACCTGACGGAATCCCGGAACGCGAGTGGCCATCTCGCCGGGCTGTGACCCGGACATGAAATCCTGCAAATGCCCCATGGAGCCGCCGCCCTGCACAAACTCGGTCGCCGCCTTGAAGTTCTCCGGGTTGTTCAGGATGCGACCAGTCACATTGCCGCTGGCAATCGCCTTGAGCGAGTTCTTGGTGGCATTGGCCCACATGGCCGGATGCCGGAACATGAGCAAGGAGCCCTGCTGGAGGTATTGAGCAAGATCGCCCGTCAACATGAACGCCTTGCTGGCCGTGGAAAGCTCAGCAAACGATCTCACCCACCGGTGAGACTGCTCACCGAAAGCCTTGTTCAGCCGGTTGGCGATTTCAATCGGGTAAATCTTGCCCGAGAACGCCGGATGATGGCTGACTTCACCCTCAATCCCCAGCCGAGGCTGGTAGGCCAGATCAATGACGTCCTGCTGTGACATGCGGCCAGACCGGAGCTCGGCTTCATATTCCTTGCCCAGCTTGGTCATCCGCTGCTCGGGAGTTTCACCCTTGAGCGATTGGCTGTTGGCCAGATCGGCGTCCGCCACCGACTTGTAAACCCGCTGCACGAAGGTCGCCAGCCGCTTGGTCATGTCGGGCTCGTAGGCCGTGGTGCGTTGGCCTTCCTGCTCCGTCCTGTAAAGCCGGTCCCGTTCCACGGCATACTGGCCGCCGATGCGGCGCTGGATTTCAGTTTTGATGGGGCCAATCGAGCGCTTGTACAGCGCCAGACGCGGGAAGGGATACCACTCCACGCCCTTGGGCAGGCCGTGCATCCGAAGCTGGTCGCGGCGGGTTTCCATGCTCTCACCGTTGTAGGTGTCCAGCTTGGCGTTCTTCTCATCCAGATATTTGTAACCATCCTCGATCACATTCAACATCTGCCGGAACAGCGCTTCCTGATTCTTGTTCAGGTAAATGGTCTGCGGGTTGCGCTCCGAGTAAGCGGCGATTTCCGAGTCGCTGAACTTGCGCGAGGCCGCCATCTTTTCCGGGACGATGGACTCCCGCTGCCACGCCTCGAACACATCGGACGGGAACTCGCTGCGTCCCGGGGCGATATTCACATTGGTGAGCTTGCCGTCCTTGTCCTGCTGGAAGGGATGGCCCAGCCGCTCATTCTCAGCCGCCAGCTTGGCGCCGATGATGGCCGACTGGGAATTGCCGATGCTGCGCTTGACCGAGTAACCCACAATGTCCTGATCAGCCGCATCCCGGATTTTGGCGCGCTCACCCCAGAGCCGGCCAATGAGCGGGATGCGCTCAATGCCCATGGCCCGGGTCAGCGCCGTGCTGACATTGGGAACGAATCTTGGAATCGGATTTTTCGTGTCCGGCTCAATGACCTCACGCGGACCGCGCAGTGGGGCAGCCAAGGTTTCGCCGCCTTGCTGACCGGGCTCTGCCGGAGAGCGCAGCGGCTCGCTCAACAGGCGATCAGCCTTTTTCCAGACACTTTCCACCGCCTTCTTCACTCCAGCCTTGAGGTTTAGCATTTTCATCGCCTCCTCATGGCTGATCAACTTGCCGGTTTTCTGGTAAATTCGATCACGGATGTTGACGGCCTTGGTGTAGGCAATCCGCTCAGCCTTGGGTCGTTCATTGAACGCCACGCCCCAGTCTTGGTTAGCTTGATACTCTCGGCCCAGCGCATGTTTTTGGGCCATGTGAGTCTTCACGTCCGCATCGGAAACCTGATGGATGTAAGGCTCGCCGGGCACGGAAGCGCCCAGCCGGGCCTTGGGAGCGCCCCGGGGCTCGGGCAGCTCAGTTCCGGGCGGAAGCTGTTCCGGGCGCACCACGGTGGGCGGCACCCGGTCAATGGGCATCGTCAGCTCCTTGCTGAACTTGCTTCCTTGGGCGACCGGTCCAGCATCTTCAGGACTTTGGCCCTCGAATTCAGCCAGCGTTTCTTTAACAAAGGCGTCATAATCTTTCGTCGTGTTGTGTTTTTCATAGATGCGATCAGCCAGCACATCGAGGATTTCCTCCCGCGACATGTCCTTGAACTTGTCCTGCCGCTCCAGCGCATTGAACATCTTGCGGAAGCCATTGGCTGCCGTCCAATCAGCCGCCCGCATCTTGCCACGAGCCGCCTTGTCGGCCATGCCCAGCAACGTCAGCCGAACATCATCCGCTGAGTTCAGGTTGCCCACCTCGGTCAGAATCTGGTCCATCACCCCATTGATCTCAGTGGTGGTCAGTGGCGCGTTGGATTCCAGCGCCCCACCCCGGGCGGAGGGAACCCGGTAAGGGCCTTGAAACATGCCGCCCTCACCCTTGAGCCCGGGCGTGCCTTCCACGCTGAAGTCTTCCGGGGCTTCAGCTTCGCCGGGGAAATCACCAACCCGGGAGCGGCCTGACGCCTCTTCTCCGATCTTGTCGCTGAACTCGGCCACGGACTCGAACTTCTGCCGGAACGCCTTCACCGGGTCCGAAAGCAGGATGGAGGCAAATGGCCGGTATTGCCGCAGGAACGTCTTGTTCAGCTCGCGGCTGGGCTTGCCCGTCAGGCGAGCTCCCGCCGGGTCGGTCACGCGCTGCACACCGGCATCGTTGTAGGTGGACAGCAGTTCCACCGCGCCCGTCTTGCGGTCCACGACGGCCACCAGCCGGCGCGAGGCTGATTCCGGGTCACTGCTACTGGCCCGGGCCTGATCACGCAGGACCTTGTTCAGCAACTCCGGATTTCCGAGGTCGGATTCCCGGATGACGGAGTAGGCGCCGGTCTTAGTCTTCTTGTTGGCGAAATCAATGTCATCCACCGTGATCTCATTCCGGTTCAGCTCAGCCCGACCCTCCAGAGATTCACCAATCAGCTTCTGGGCAATGGCTGAAATGACTTTGTTGCGATAGCGCTGGGCCGCCTCGATGCCGCGCAAGTCTTGAGCGCGACGCAGCCGGGCCTGATGGTTGTAATCCTTGGCCAGCTCGTTGGCTTCAGCAGCAGACGTGGCCGTGGGGATGCGCTCCGCCTCCGCTTTCTCCACCACCGCACGAGCCGGGGCAATGACTGACTTGCCGTAGCGGGATTCCAACCCAAGACCCTCGCGCCATTCAGCCAAACGCTCGGGCTTGGCATGAAGCAACTGGTCCCAGACGGCATTCTCCCACATGTCCCGAATCTGGTGCGGCTCAACTTGGGCCACATTGTTCTTCACCCATTCCCGGAAATCCTTGAACGAGGGCCGCTCCTTGGCCGTGATCTTGCCAGCAATGAACTGATCAGCTTTCTGTTCGATCTCGAAAGCGTTGTGGCGCGGCAGCGCACCAGACTCTGATGCGGACACCCGCTCTTCCGGCGGCACCGCCGGCTCTCCCCTCATGAAGCTCTCCTGCTTGGGCCTTTCCCCCATCGCTTCCTTGTACTTCCGCAGCTCCTCCATGTGCTGGATTTCTTTTTTGGTAGGGCCACGACGAGGAGCCGCCGCCGCCTCGCGCTGGCCGGGAAGCTCAATACCAACTTCGCTGCCGTGCTCGCGCAGCCACGCCTCCACTTCCGGATTGCTGCGCCAATCCAGCGGACGCTTGCCCAGCACCTCTCCGCCGGGCCGGCCAGTTGCATTACCCTCCGCCCAAGAGCCGGAATTGGTGGCCGTCTCAATCATCTCCCGGGGGAATTGCACCCGAAGGGCTTTTTCGAACAAGTCCGGCGTCATCTTGACCTTGCCGGATTTCACATCAGCCAGCGTGGACTTGATCTGGTTGTTGACCTTGAGCAGCGCATCCAGATCAGCAATCGAATTGAGCTGCATCCCCAGTTTTTGGGTCGTTGGAACACTGGGGTCGTTGCTGGCGTTCTTGAGCCGAAAATCAGCTCCAGACTTGTTCAACTCATCCAAAAATTTCTTGGCCGCATCGCTGGGTTCTTGCTGGCGCTGTGGAGCAGACAATCCCTCCCGACTTCCAAACCTCGATCTGACATATTCCGCACCACGACTGGCCTCTTCCTTTGACCAGCCAAGCCTCTCAAGCAACTCATCAGCATTGTCCAGATGCTTCCGGGCCTGATTTATGTCCTGCTGTTTTTTGGCGTCAAGACTGTCATACCACTTCTTGCCATCGTCTCCGCGCATTAAGGATGACTGCGGCTGTTGAGTAATCGCCCCAGATTGAAGCGCGGACCTAACGATGCCAATGTTCTCCTGCACCTTGTCCAGCGTGGCGAGCTGCGCCTTGCTGGCCTTGGTGCCAATCTTCTGGCGAATCTTATTGATGGCCCGGTCCACTGCATCCAAAGACTTGACCGTCCAACCTTCACGACCAGCCAGCTCCACCAGTTCGGTGGGTTTAACTCCGCGCAAATGCTGGATGGTGCGGCGCAGCATCTCATGGGCGAGCTGATTCTCGCTGACCTTCAGGCCCTTGGTTCCCGCCGTGTAAATGCGCCGGCCAATCGCCCTCTGGATTCCAGTGGAATTCCGGAAGTAGTCCGCAGCATCAGCATCCGACACCTTGGAATGGATGGCCTCCTCACTGGCCACCGACTCAATCAGCTTGGCCCGTCGCTCCGGTGTCAGCGAATTCCAAGCATCCCGATTCACCTCAATCCGGCCTGACTTGGGATTCCAGATCGCCCACGACGACTTGAGCACGTCACCATCAGCCATGGACTTCTCATCCACGAACGCCACCTCGCCGTTGTAACCGTGCTTCTTGGCCACCGCCTCAAACTCGGCCTGTGCTGGCTCATCAGGAACGGCCTGTCGCTCCACGCGCTGCTGCATGGCCGTCTTGTTGCGGGCATCGTAGGAGTCGAGCGCGGCGATTTCATCCGCGCTCATTTCCTCACCACCAAAGAACTTATTGTTGAGCTCCTTGAAGTGGGCTTGCTCTTCGGGGGTCAATCTGCCGGTTTTGGCTGGACCTTCTTTGGATGCTTCGTAGATTACGTTTCCATCACCATCAGTAACGCGCTGGACATCCTCCAGTGTAAGGGGGCCTTGTCGCCTATGATCTCCGGGATCATCAGTCAGCCTTTTAACCTTATCGTGGGCTGAGTCTTTGTATTCGATTATGACAGCATTCTTACCCGTCTCCCGGGTGTAACCCTGAGCAGATTCAAGTTTGGTTGTAGCCCATGTATTTCCTCCAGTCGTGAACTCAGACTGAGGCTGCTGACCTGACTTGATTTGATTCCACTGTTCCAACGTGGTTCCGCGATAGAGTGGAGTTCTGGATGGATTCTGTTCTTCCGGGCTTAATACCCGCCCTTCGGCTTCCGGCTGAACTCGCGCGCCACCTTCTTCGGTGGGCAATGGGATGACTTGGGACTGTTCGGCTTCACCGGCTTGTGGGCGCACATCGCCATGAAAAAACTTGTCGTTGAGTTCCTTGAAGTGGGCCTGCTCTTCGGTGGTCAGGCTGCCGGTTTTGGCAGCAGGCGCAGAAGCCACTTCTTTGGAAATACCATGAACCTGACGGGCTCGGGATTGCATGGCAACGGCTGTATCACGATCTACACCGTGATCAGCCATTATCTGTTTAATTGCTTCCGGCCCTTTCTGCTCTGCCTCAGACCGGGTCAGTAACCGTTCTTCGGCTTTCTCGAAAATTCCCGAGCCACCTTCTTGGGCGGGCACTTGAGTCCCGCGCTGTTCGGCTTCACTGGCTTGTGCGCGCACATTGCCATGAAGCGCTGCTGCTTCGGGGATTTGGCTGGCATACGATTTCCTTTCTCCGGTCTGTGAAAAGCGGCTGGCATTTTCGAAAGCTGTGCTGATTTCCTTGGCAACGCCACTCGCGCCATGCTTGCCAGCAGCCGGCGCAAAGGCAAAGGTCTGAATTATCTGACTCTGGAGATTGGCGATCAGGGCCTTGTCCTGTTCATCCTCGGGCTTATTGATCTCGTTGGCGTATTCCTCAAACAGCTTGGGCGCGGACGCGATCATGTGGACGCTGAAACCAGCACTGGCCAGTTTCGCCATCCACGACGGAAGGGCGCTAATTCCCAACAATGGCGCAGTGGCGGCCAATCCTTGAGAGGTGTGGCCAAGCACGGCTGGCCCCATCCCTCCGGGCTCGTTGGCTGAAGCCTCAAGCTGAAGATCAACCGGCAACCGGGCTTGGTTCAGCATGGCCTCGGGAATGTTGCCGGAAGCCTCAGCCGCCGCTGGCAGGTTCTGACGAACGGCGCTTGAAATCGCTGACGCGCTAGGCAGCAAGCCGACCTTCTGATTCTCAGGCCGCTTGAAGATGCTCATGCCTGCCGCCAGATCAGCCGGCAGCGCGCGAGTCAGACCGCCAGCGTAGCTCAAAGCCGCAGGACCCGGCATTGCCTCGGCCAGATCACCCATCACATCCCCGCCTTCGGGAAGCTGCAAAGGGGGGCCGCCCCGTGTGGTGGCCTGCATATCGGGGATGAACGCCGCTTCCGGATTTCCGGGGTTTCCCGCTGCGGGTTCGAATTGGGAAAAAATGTCCTCCAACTCTTGCTCGGTCGGCGGCGAATCGCCTTCAAGTGTGAGCGTGTTCCCGGAATCGTCCTGTACAGTAAAGCGTGGCATCAGGGGTTGTAGATTACCTTGAACCGGCCAATCTGATTGGTTGTTCCTCCGCCAGCGGATGGCTTGGAACTGAAAGCGGCGATCTTGTCTTGGATTGCCTTCAGCTCGGCCTGCTTGTTTCTATACTCGCTGATCAGCACCGCATCACGGCTGGTGCGACTCCCCTCGGGCTTGGTGAGCGCCCGCCGGTTCAGCTCCATGTCCGGACCTTCGAGCATTTTTTCAATTCGCGCCTTATCCTTGTTCAGTTGCTGATATTCCGGGTTCGCAAACAGACGATTGCCCCACTGAAGCATTGAACCTCCAGTTCCCGGGGCCGGAGTGGCTTCAGTTGGATTCTCTCTTGGGTCGTGCAGAACCACGCGGCTGTTGGTTCCGGTCTGAACAACTTTTTGGCCGGTGGGTTTTCCTTGTGAGTCCACAATATCCACTGCCACTGGCGGAGGAAGTCCGGCACTTTGCTGACTGAACATGCTGTTGTACTCATCAGCTTTCAATCCCGCCTGAGGTCCCCAGATGGATGCTTGTTTTCGCAGCGCTACTCCCGGGTCCATTTTCGGGTCTTTGGCCAGCGCCTCCTGAACCCCTCGCCGCATCTGTTCCTGTGCCATGAACTGGCGGGAGGCTTCGTCAGCCTTCAGATTGTATCCCTGCTCACTCAGGTCCAGCTCCCGGCCCCGGAGGGCGAGCTGGCTCTGCTGGTAGGCTTTCTGCACCTCCAACTCCTGAGCGTCCGACAATGCTTTCTGCGCCAGCGCCGCCCGCTTGGATGCGTTCTCCATCTCGGCGATGGCATACTGGTTGGCGATCTGGGCGCGCTGGGTGGCGGCATTGATCTGCGTTTCTTGAATGCGCTGACCAACGCCCGCGCCGCCCACATAGGATGAGCCCACGTTGGGAGTGGAGCCGAAAGCAGAGAATGATCGTAGTTGAGGCATAAATCACCAAAGCGACCACTGGCCCGGAACAAAGGAATAGCGTGTTCCATCCTTCAGACTTCCCCATCCGGTAGAGGTTTTGGGCTTTGTGGCTGCCAGCCCAGATTGGGCGGCGGCCTGCTCCTGAGCAGCCAATGTGGAAGGCACAAACAAGCTGGCGGGATTCCACAGCTCGGGCACGGGAGTATCCGCAATGGACTGGGTAAGCTGCTGAGAACCTTGATTCATCAGGTCCAGCGAATTCAACCCCAGCGCCCGAAGATAGGCCGCGTTGGCGTTCGGACTTCCGGGATTGCCGCCGCCGATGCCGCGCTCCGCTGAGCCTTGGGCAATCTGGCTGATCACATCATTCGGCAGCGCACCCTTGAGCATGGACATGGTGTTCTGCGTGCGCTGACCGACCATGTTCGCGTAGTTCGGCAGGTTCGCCATGTACGGCAGAACCGCCTGATTCGTCATGAACTGATTGATCGCACCAGCCTGATCACCAAAAGGAACTTGGGTCGTAGCCATAAATCACCAAAGACTTCCAATTTTTTGCCGGGAAAGTCGAGCACTTCCAAAGGGATAAACCCCCACCGCAGAAATGTCCTTGCCCAGATAGTGGTTCAGTTCGCCGTTCAGAAAACCAATCGCCAGCAAGTGGCGGTCGCGCGACATTTGCTTGGTCTGGGGCGAATCCATCTCCGCATATCGAATTGAGGCGCACTCCTCAATGATCGCCTCCAGATTCTGGATGAGCGTGTAGTCAGTGTCATTGACCACCGGAATCAGGTCCAGCTTGGCGATGGCTGTGACCTGCACTTCGGTGTCATCGGTGGAGAGGGGATTGGCGCAACAGCCGCGCGGCAGGTCATTCAGGTAATAGCGCCGGTAGGAAGCAACTTGCTCGTCCGGCTGCATCGTCAGCAGGAGAACTTCTTCGCCCGTTACCGGGTCGTGCTGGTAGATGCGAACAATGCCGAAGGTAATATCCTTCTGGATGCCATTGATCTGAAGAAACGTCTGCGGGGTCTGCGCGGGCGTGGCTTCCAGATTCACATACTGCCCCTGAACCTGATGATCGACGTCGGTGGAGGTAATGACCACCGAGTCTGCGTCCAGCCCTTGAAACAGCACCCGCTTGTTGTAGTCCCGGGAATCCGTGGCGTAAGCCACAAGGTACTGCGGCGCGTTGGTCATCTCGATGAAGGTCACGGCATTGTTGCGCGTGAACGCACCCTCCAGACCACCACCCTCACAGGCATTGCCCGACTGCTTGGGCAGCCGGCCATTGCCGAAGGACAAATACTCGAAGAACTGACTTTGAATCATCACAGGCCGGTCGCACACGTTGAGAGACTCAATGCGGGCGATCTCGCGCGGCAGGGTGATGTAGGGATTGCTGCGGGAAACATTGAACACGATCTCGGCCCAAGTGCCCCACCAACCCTCATCGCAACACTCCTTGCACATGAGCAGTCGGCGCTGGGCGCTGTTCACGTATCCGGCAATGGCGGGCACGTTGTCCGCACACAGCCCCACCACTTGCGGCATCCGGCTGGCCCTTACGTCGTATAGTCTGAGTCGTTGCATATCATGTACAGGTCAGCGTTGCTGAAATCCCGTTGCCTTCAATGACGCCAACCACTTGCCCGGATGCCGAAGATCCCGGACGAACAATGATGGTGCCGGCTCCGGGGACCACAAAGGGATAATTCACGGGATTCCCCACATCTTCAAGCCCGGTTCCACCAGCCAGAAATACCTCGCCCATGCCGTCGTCGTAATAGATGTTTACCACCGAGCCCGGAGCTCCCGCCTCAACATCCGTTATGGTCACCTCAAGGTTTGAATTCAAAGGACCCGGACCAGCATAAACCAGTGTTGCCCGCTTTGCCACTAATGAAGCCCCGCACACCGGGCCAACATCGCAGGTTGCCAGCGCCCTAATCGTCAGTGCATTGCCCGCATTGGTGAAATCGTAACTGGCATTTCCAGTCGCAAACGGAGGCGCCTGATCAGGGTCGTCGATGAACACCATGTTGTCATAGGGACAACCGGAAACCACAGTCAACGATAGGGATTTCGAGCACGACAACACCCCATCACTGACTTGGAATGTCATCAGGAACGTGCCGCTTTCGGTGGGGGTGCCAGACAGTTCACCAGTGGCGGAGTCCAGCGTTACCCCGCTGGGCAGCGCGCCCGCCGTCAGTGACCAAGTTACCGTTCCACTGGGCGTGCCGGCATATTGAAGAATCTCGCTGTAGGCCGTGTTGATGTTCGCATCTGTCAGCGGCGAATCCGTGCTGACGCCAAACACGCTAAGATTTAGAACCTTGTCCACTGAATGCCCAAGTGAGTCGGTGGCTCGGATGGTGAAGGCGTAATCTCCCGGAGTCGTCGGCGTGCCGTGAATGAAGGCGTAGATTTCGGTCTGCTGCAACAGCAGCCCGTCAGGAAGCGGGGTCACCATCGTGAAGCTGACTGGCGTGTTGGAGGTTGATGCGTACACCGTTCCCTCATAGGTGGAGGATGCGCAGGTCCGGACCGGCGTCAGCGTTCCCAGACACATGTGATTTTCCACCGCCTTGTTGCAGGCATACGAGTAGGCCATCAGATCAGCCGTCTCCTGATTGGCCACCGATGAGAAAATCCCCGCCGCCACTGTGAAGATGTAAACGCTGCCATCCGGGCAAGTGAACGAGCACTGCTGCGGGTTGTTGCTGTAAACGGTCCGGTTCTCCGGCACCAGCGTTCCGGGAACAATTCCGGGAACGATCTCGGGCCAGTTCCCAGACTGACAGAGCACCGCCTGCTGGGCCGCACACAAGTCAGCCGCTTCCTGAGATTCATCCGACAGGCAGAACCCAACACACCCAACCGCATACCATGTCGAGCCCAGCGGTGGTAGGCCGATGCTGTACCGGCGACCGATGAAGTTATCCACGTCCGGTGTTTCCGAGGACAGGTTGATGAATGGATTGGCCGGGTCAACCGGCCCCACTCCACCGCCAATGGAGGGTGGGCAGACAACGCATGGATTGTTGCAGGGAAAGCTCATCAGCAGGTAATCTGGTCGTACAACTTTCGCCCAACTTGCTCGGCGTGCAAGTAAATGCCGCGCACCCGGCAGAATCCCTTGATCGTCAGCCGGGGCTGAAACTGATAACCCACGTTGGCAGGCCGGGAGGTGGCTGAGGCACAGCGCTCATCAGGTCGGGGCAAAGTCATGTTGGCTTGGTATGACTCCAGACAGGGCGTGAGGGGGTAGGAAATCGGATTGGCCACATTCTCCTCGGAATTCCGAGGTGAGCACTTCTTCCAAGTGTGCCAGATGTTCCAGCACGCCTGACCATCAGGTCGGTATTCCATTGTGAATTGCACCACGCCAAACAACCGGTCAATCCACAGCTCGGCCCCGACCAATTTTTTCAGGGAAGTTTCATCACCCCAAGTGAAAGCCGGGAATTCCATGACCCAAGTGACCCGATTTTCATTCAGGCCGCCGGCCACCGTGGGGGACGGAGCAATGTCATCCTTCTGGAAATTGGTGATCTCCCAGAGCTGGATGTTGTTGCTGTTTCGGGCCAGAACCGTGGCGAAGGCCCGTTCGCGGCCACCGAAATCCCCGGTGGTCATCTGAAGCACGTCAACCCCTTCGTGCATTCCCTCCCAGTTCGGGGGATGCTCCGAGCCGAAGGTGCTGATGGGAATGAAATCCATTGGGATGATCGCCTTGTGAATCACGCCCCGGCTGGTTTGCACCGGCAGCGCTGTCTGATACATGCGGCTGTCGAAGTAAATTCCGCTGCAATACTTCAACAGTGACCGGTCATTGTATTGGAGCAGGCGCTGCTCATTCGAGCTGATCTGCTTGTTGCCCGGCTGCCCGAAGTAGCGAATGGACTGATTGAGCGAGCGAATGGCCGGCTCCAGCGACTGGTAATAAAGGTCCCCGTTGACGGTAGTGATGCCCCGGTCATTGACCCAGCCGTTGTTGATCTGAACCACCGTCACCAAGGGCATCGAATTCTTGGTGGTGGCAATCCAGTCCGTGCGCGTCACTGGCACATTCAGCGCGTAGATGTTTTTGCGCGTGCCCATGAACAGCCGGCCCTGACCCAGCGCAGCATCAATGTTTGCGCTGTGCGCCAGCCCGCGAATGATACCATCACTGGCGGGAACACTGAACCCGTCACCGCCGAGCACCAGCGGACACTCGGTAACATTGAGGATGGAGTCGCGAAATTCATTGGCCAGAGTTCCAGACGTCCCACCCACAATGTCACCCGCATTGGCCACACGGCCTTGGGCGTACCAGATACGGCCCATGAAGTAGTCCATCGCGGTGGCGGCAGGCAGCTCGTTGACACCGGGAGTTCCGGGCGCAACCGCCGTATTGGTGATACCAATGCTCCGGCGCAACACCGTTCCGTCCCAAAACAGTGGCAGAGTCACCCCGTCGCCGGCCTGAATCACCAGATACTTCTCAGCCTGCACAAAATAGGTGATCGGCTCGTTGGGCGGATTCAGAAGCGAAACCGTTGCCGACAGGTCGGTGATCGCCCCGCCGTCCGTGGGCACTTTGTAGATATGCCCACCAATGGCGTAAATGTGGTAGGGGTCCTCGTCCAGCGGCTGGTACAGGAACTTGCCTTGAAACAGGGCGTCTCCGGCGCTGACTTCCTTGAGAAACTGATAACCGGAACGGGGCAGGATGCCGCCATCCCGAACCCCGCAATTATCCATCCACGCCAGTTGATTTCGCTGAAGGCCATTCGGGTTGCGCTCAGACTGAATGGTTGGAACGCAGATTGAATTTACCCCTCCGGAGAAATCTATGCTACCATCGGTAATAATGACGGTGTTGCCGGTCATACTCGTTGACTCGACAATCGGGCAAAGGCACTGTTGTTTCAAGCAAAACCATGCTTATCGAAACTGGCGTCAAGAAATCATCTGGCCGATTCCTCAAGTACGGACTCTGGTGGCCAGCCAGCGTGTCCCCGCTTTCCATTGAACGGGACATGATCACCCATGGCGGCCAGTGGCAGGCCAAGAATGATGGCCGCACCGTGGGCGAGGGCCTGTTCTACCACTTCCGGAAATTCCAAGAGATCGCATGGCCGGGCCGCATCTGGGAGTCGGGCCCGTTCAAGAATCACTGGGCCGAGAAGTGTCTGGAGGTGTACCTGAACTACACCTACATCGGGGTGATGGGCTGCGCGGCCTCTGGCAAGAGCGACAGCTTCGGCTGCAACGTGCTCACCGACTGGTACGCCCATTCGAGCTGCACCACCGGTCTGGTCACCTCCACCGACCGGGACAGCTTGGAAATCCGCATCTGGGGCATGATCAAGAAGTATCACAAGCTCATCAAACGCGACTTTGCATGGATTCCCGGCCACCTGATCGAAGGGCGGCAGCGACTGGTGGCGGACGCCCGTAACGAGTTCACTGAGGGGCGTGACTTCAAGAACGGCATCATGGGCGTGGCCTGCAAAAAGGGTAATCAGTATGTCGGGCTCGGCTCCATGATCGGTATTCACAACAAGCGGGTGCGGATGATTGCGGACGAAAGCAACCTCATGCCGCGCGCCTTCCTCGACTCCGCCGCCAACCTGTCCAAGTGCGAGGATTTCAAGCTGGTTGGGCTGGGAAACCCGAACGAAACAACCAACGCCCACGGAGTCCTGTGCGAGCCCGAGCAGTCGCTGGGCGGGTGGGAGGGTGGCATTGACCAGACCCCGGGCACCAAGATTTGGAAGACCCGGTTTCCCAACGGCATCTGCCTGCAATTGCCCGGCAGTGACTCGCCCAACCTGAAGGCGGACCCGGAGCAGCCCGCGCCATTTCCGTTCCTGATCACCCGCAAGCAGATGGTGGATGACGCCCAAATCTGGGGCGTGGATGACTGGCACTACACCATGATGAACGAGGCCCGGATGCCACGCGGGCAGGGCTCGCGCCGGGTGCTGACCAAGCAGGCGTGTGAAAAGTTTGGCGCGTTCGCCGTTCCGAACTGGCGGGATACTCGTATTACAAAAATTGCCTTCCTTGATGCTGCCTATCGCGGGGTGGGTGGCGACCGCTGCGTTTTTGGCGAGCTCTGGTTCGGGCCGGAAACTCAGGAAGATGCCATGCCCATGACCAATCTGGAGCTGAATGCGCTGGCCAGCCAGCATACCGCCTCTTCCCGCCTGAACAACATTCTGGCCCTGATCGACGTGGTGGTGATTCCCATAACGGCGGAAAAGGACTCCGAGCCGGCGGAAGATCAAATCGTCAACTTCGTCAAAAACCAGCTTCAGGTGCGCGACATTCAGCAGTCCAATTTCTTCTACGACGCCGGCATGAGAACGTCACTGGTCAGCGCTTTTGCGCGCCACGACATGGTTTACGCCAACACGGTGGACTGTGGTGGCAAGCCGTCCGACCTGATGGTGTCCTCGGAAATCCAGAAGCCCTGCCACGAATACTATTCCAAGCGCATCACCGAGATGTGGTTCTCCGTCCGCATGGTGGTGGAAAGCCGTCAATTCCGGGGAATGCGGGAGGATGTTTGCACCGAGTTCAGCCAGCGGGAGTGGAAGATGGTTTCGGGCAACCGCATTGAGGTCGAGCCCAAGGATGAAATGAAGCTCAAGACCGGTCGCTCCCCCGACTTGGCTGATGCCGTGGCGGTGGGAGTTCATGGCGCCCGTCAGCGCGGATTCATCATTTCCAAACTGACCAGCCCTGACCGGGTATTACCCAATCAGGGCTGGATTCGCGATCTTCGGGAGAAGGGTCGCAAGTTGTGGAAGTCGGGCTCGCTCTCTTTCAATTAGAGCACACCACTGTTGATCTGGCGCACGGTCTGACCCAGATCGCCCTCAACACCCAAGTTGATGGCATGAGTTTCAATGGCTTTCTTGGCCTCGGCGCTGCCGGAATTCTCAACGCCCTGAACTACGGTCCTGAGCAGCAATGCGCTGGAGTTCGCTTTATCGTTTTTGTACTTCGCGAACCACGATGCCCCTGCCGTAATAGCTGCGAGCCCAATCGTAATGAGCGGAGAAAACGGGTTCACTGGGGCGGTCGCTGTGTTCACTGCCCCAGCCGTCGTCAACACAGCCTCCAATTTTGGGGATACGATGGTGTTGGTGGTGTAATGACCAGAGCCCGGAGGAGTCTCGTCAACCTTGGTGGTGGTACAACCCACCAGCAGCAGGGCTGCGGTGGCCAGTGTGAGTATGGTTTTCATAGTTAATGTCCGAAGTACCACTTCAACAGCATCGCTATACCAGCGATGGCGCCTGAGATCGTGGCAATTCTCAGGTCCAGATTGGTCCGCCAATTCTTGAGGTCGCGCAGCTCGGCAATCACCCCGGGCACGCCAAGACGCTCATCTCCCACCAAGGCGATCTTGATGGCGTGAACGTCGCCGCACACCTTGTCCAGTTTCTGCCGCGCTTCTTCCAGCAACCTTGCCTCCTCGCGCGCCGCTTGCTCAGTATTATCCTGCATGTCCTAACCTTTCAATTTTGGCCCGCATGACGCGGACCTCGTTTTTGGTAAGGCCGGACTTCTCGATGGCCTCTGGGAGTGGGAGCCGGACAACCTTTCGCAGTTCGATTTTCTGCACAAAGAGCTCAAGCCTGCGTTGATGGGCCTGCAATATCTTTTCACCGAGCAGGAGACGGTTGCGCTCGCGCTGGACGTTCCAGCGCAGTCTCCTGAAATGATTAAGCAGGCGCTCATCTTTCATTGCCGCAGTAGCCGATAATAGCCAGAACTGCCAACATTGGTCCGCCACACCGAAACAACCTGACCGTTCGTGGGAACGATCTTGAAAACCGGGGTAAACGTCCCGGTGAACGAGTCTATTTGTTCCATGAGCACATTGGTTTTTCCAGCCCAATTTGTAGTATTAACCGTCCACGATATGATGCTGATGGGAACAGGCGAGATTGACAATTGCGGTCCAGTCACCACCGAGGCGACTCCAGTGGTCAAATTGCTGAACCCGAATTCATTGAAGGCGACGAAAACATTGGTGCTGCCCGGAGCCATGCCGCGCATCGTGGCGTTGTTGTACGGGCCGGCATTCAGCACGGCCTTGGTGGTCATGTTGGACAGTTGAGTGGGATAAGCGCCCGGCACCCACTCCAGCCACACGCTGGCATTGGTGTTTACGACCGGTGCGCGGGGGAAGAGGCTTAAAAATGAAGCGGCAGCGACAGCCGTCGCTATCGAACCAATCGCAAGAATTGCTGCAACAAGTCGTTTCCACATATGGTCAATGGACTTTCTGGGTGAAACATAACCCCAAAGATTTGTTTTGTCCCATGTCGAACCCCAACAATTTCCCGAGTTTTCACATCCCAGAGGCAGGGAATGAGGTCGCCGGGGCTTACTATCTTTTGGCGATGGGCGGCCTTGGCGTCAGATCGGTTGTCGAATCCGGGAAACTCACCCTCCACGCTGATCACATCCGCCTGCTCGCATTCTCCAAGTGTGCCGCCAAACACCTCAACCAGCGCCATGCACCCAAGGCATATTCCCAGAATCGGACCTCGGAATTCTGAGATCGTCGAGTTCAGGTAACGAACACTATCGCTATGAAACGGGCCGCCACTGATGATCAGCCCGCCACTCACGTCGGGAAGGAAGGCG